TACTGTTTATCAAGGCATGCCCTAAACAAACAACTGATTACGCCCTACATCTGTTTGACATAAGTCATTTATGCAATTGATAAACATATGTTTTCTATTGTCTCAGTACCTATATAAACACTATTCATTAGACTCAATATCGACCACCTCGCCCTGTATTTGAGCTTTGGCCATGATCTCCTCAAGTCTCAGTAGATCATCATCCGATAGCGCATTGACCGATTGCAGTAGGATTGGGCCGCCTTCTGCCCCTGTTAGCTCTATACTTTGCTTGTCAGAGTATCCAAGGCAATTCTTACCGAAGAACTGTGCGAACTGAGAGTTGTATAAGTTAGACATGCCGTTTACGAGCCAGATATGCTCCTGTAATTGCTTTGCACGCGCATATGCTGTGCGAAACTCTTCATATTCGTCTTGCCATCTGGTTAACTGTGACATATGAACTCCAATGCTATCAGCAAAGTTCTGAAAAGTAGGAAGGTCTGTCGCAACTGGATATTCCTCTTCAGACTTTATTGTCCCATCAGCATAATAAGTTTTTTTACTCTTCATCGTTTGCGCTGGCACTCTGAAATGTTCAATAATCAGATCACAGTATTCCGGCTTATACTTCGGAGGTCTACCACCAGCATGTTTGGCTATAACTCCATTATCCAATACAACAGACATACTGATTCCTCCTTAATTATATTACTACAAGTCACTAGACGCCCTCTAAGCCCACTAATCACCTATCCAATACAATCCACACAGATAGCTCATTACTAGCCTTAAAACATCTTCCTTCTATAAAGAGATCATCCCTAAAAATAAACTAACTTACCCCTTGACATACTAGCTAACTAGCTATATACTATGGATAAGATCAATAAACGAAAGAAGGAATTGCACATGATGAATTTAAACAAAGCTGAATTAAAGGTCGTCCTGGACTTACTCAACGACAAACTAGAGGTTATCAACAACGGTGTCGCATCTATGCCAGACGCAGAATTCAAGGCAATGGTAGCCGAAAAGAAAGTATTAAGAAAATTGCAGGAAAAAGTATTCGATGCTCTACAACCTGTAGTCGCAGAGGAAGATGGTTCAATGTTCGGAGTTTAGCACCTTGAGAGCATTTTGCTCTCATCCATACCCAAAACCAATGAAGAGTACGAAATTGAGCAGTCCTAGAGAGCTTTTGCTCTCACCTCACTAACTCGACACTAGCCGGGTTAATGAGGTGGAAACAAAAACTTGAAAGAAGGAATTAAGATGAAGAAAGCTGACTTTTGCATCACTCCAATGAACCATGGAGAAAAATCCTGCAACTGGTGTGAGTCCAACGCTAAAACAGCAACTTACAAATGCTACACAGTGGCGGCGGAACATATAGATTACGCTTGCGAAGAACATTACCGGCAATATTGGAACGGAGGTTTTCCCACATTGGCATCTAGTCATAAGTTTAAATAAGAGGGGTTTTATCCCTCGTCAATACGTCAACCATAACGGCGGGCGCATTGACGGAAGATAAAGCAAGAAAGAAGGAATCTAAATGCAAGCAATTAAAAACCCAACCCCGATCCAACGCCCCGCCACTTTTGGTCCCTGGTCAATCGGTCAACAATGCCAAATAGCCGAACTACCCGGCACATGGGCTATCGACTCAATCAATATCTTCGATTTCCGAGGCCCTCACGAATTCGAGCAAATCAACCTTAACAAACTCAAAAAGGATGGCACACGCGCCAAATACACTGCTACAGTAAGAGCCGAAAAGCTACTCCCATTAGGAGCAAAGCAACCCAACGTGGATAAACACGGACGCACAGCACAACAGGCAGCAGAGCAAATCTTTACTAGTGGATTCGCCAAACATGGTTATTGCAGAACGAGCCGCGAAACCTTAGTAAAAGTTATCTCAATCAGTAAAGCTGGACGCGTTAAAGCCCAACGCATGAACGTAACAGCCGGGTTAACTACATGCTCCAAGGTAGTCGAAGGCCAAAAGATTTACAGCCAGGAGGAAAAACTCGTCAACCTAGCGTCCTTAGAATATGAGCTCAGGGGGGAACCGGAAACCTATTCAGCTAGTCTCAGTAATTCAGAATGGATCTTTGGTCGAGATAATGACTATATCGAGGTCCCATCAATGCGCTTAACTTGGTTGAACGACTAACACCACAAGGCCAGCCAGGGCCAATCCGGCGAAGGAGGAAACCACATGCAAGTAGTTCTCAATACTAAAATATCCCTAGAGCTAAGGCAGCAACTAGACCAGCACACTAAGGATTCGGGCAAGGCTATTGCCAAGGTAGTAGCAGAAGCATTAGAAGCATACTTCAAGGCTCTCAAATAGAGAGCCTTTCCTTATCCCCATCAAGCCCACCGATTAACATTGCACTTGCAACGCTAATCACTAAGCTCAAGCCACCCTAAAATAAACTTGAAAACAGTGTTGACATATCAAGCTTGATTATGTTACAATAAATCAAGATCAAGCTTAAAGGAGGAAGCAAGCATATGAAAACTCTATCTACTATCTCAATATCCAAATACGCTCGTAACATAAAAATAGAAGATCGTGGAACAAAGGGAGTATTCGCCCAATGGTCAGATCCTTATGATTGCTTCCGCATCTTCGGGGATATTTTTACAGCAGAAAAGTTTGCTTCAGGTGAAAAAATTTCCTTTAAACTCCCTACTAAGTCCAAGAGACTCCCGATATCTTCAACCGCTTCAAAGCCATCACAGTTCGAGAACTGGACAGAGCGCATGACAAGGGATGAGGTCACCACGGAAACACTGATTGGTTACCACTTCGGATTCTCTGGAAAAGAACTATCAAACGTCGAAACATGTTTCTATGGAGTATGGCCCTCAGGGAAAACACAAGTTCCTCCAGGCTGTATCATGGTAGAAATACCAGCAGGAACAAAAATAGAATGGTATGAAACAGAGTTTCGCGTGGTCCTCACTGAGGGCATGAAAGCATGGAAATTAAAATCCGGATGGTTAAAATCTATCTAAGGTATACCCGGCAGCTCAAAAGGAGCGGGGGCGAGAAGGAGTTTTATAAATGCTAGATCCTATTACGGGCTACGATCACAGCAGGCATACTTTTTTCACTGATACAGGAGTTTGGACTGTTGCCAAATTAGAGGAAAAATACCCTGAAAAGTTTTTAGAAGCCGAGCGAACTGGGAAAATGGTCATTATCGAAAAATGGGAACGGAACAATTTAGACCAGTATCCACGCAGAATAGAGTACCATTCCCTATTTGCCCGACCAAGAATATTTCCACTCACTGGAGATAGAGTCTATCATACGTGGGAATATTAGGAATAGGAGGCTCGAAAATGTCTAATACTCAGAAGCAACACGGAGGCTACCGCCCTGGCTCCGGTCGCAAACCAACCGGACGCACTCGCCGAACATTCCAACTCACCGATGAGGAGTACGCAAAGCTAAAAGAGCTATTAGACCAACTAAGGGTTGTTAAATCGGCGTAAGGAGGATGACGCATGCTTAACCCAGCAAACCTAATGACCGTCAACCAGGAGGCCATCCAGAACCACGCTCCCCAGTATATCGAACGCTTTACCACTAAGTTCGGACACCCTCCAACATCATGGTTTACTTACTTCCGGTGGCTCGCCGTTAACACCTCGTTAGGTTCATTTACTGACGATGATGTCCAATTAGCAATGGAGGTTCTAGGCCTTGACTAAGGTACTAAGGATAATATGTTCCCCCAACTGCCCGGTCGAAACCTGCATAAAAGAAGGTAAAAGATGTCCATACGAAATAGTTGTAGAAGTTGAGGAGTCCTAGCAATAGGGCTTCTTTCCTATCACGGCGCAATCCAAACCCCTTTATTTTGCCTCATCGCCCTGTCAGTCGCACTAAACCTTTTACTATCCTCAAACGGAGCGAATTTAATGCACGTTGCGGGATGATTAACTTTATCAGGGCATCGCTTTTGTCGGGTGCAGTTCTTGCAATTCATATTACACCCCCTGAAAATTAGAAAAGACGCTCCGAGCCACATTATAGGCCAAGAGCGTCTTTATTTATGATTATAGTTATTCTGTCTTTTAGAGTGTATCATTCATATTTCCGAATGTAAAAGTATAACTATTGTATCATGTTTGTACTATTGTTGCGTTGTTATCTCCCCGAGCATCTCCGCTAGTTCCCTGACCGCCTCATCCCTCATGCGCTCATAGACTCTGTAGTTGAGCATTCTCTTGCCATGCTTTTTCGCGTGATTTCTCAGGGTAATTGCGGCCCCCTTGTCCTGCCCAAACTCCGTCAAAAACCTTACCTTTATTATTAATTGCTTTGGTTCAGATAGCTTGCTTACTGCATAGTCAATCGTTTCAACTTCGTTTTGTACATCCTGCAGGACCTTCTTCTTACTCGCTATGTTTGTGGCAAGCTCCCCTGTGCTATCCGTTGTGCCACTACCGTGTGGCATATCCGAGCATACTTGTGTCATCTTAACTCCCATCTTAGCCAATTCCCTTAGCAGGCAATCTATGCGGTCGTGGTGACCCTTGTAGCGCGTTAGGCGGGAGATAGTAGAGTAATGCCAAGCAGGATGTCGCGGCTTCTTTTCTGTTTGTTGCAAGACTTAACCCTCCTATCAAGATATCTTTATTCCTAATACTATTGAGGTTGCCAAACCTATCCATAAAGTCCCGAATACCAACGATCGAATAGGTTTCTTCTTAGCCTCCGTGATATTCCACGCAATATTTAACACCGCAAATCCAAAGATCACCATATCGCTATAACTCATAATTTTATCCCCTCCCTATTTCCCGTCCACCCAACGACAGAATCCCATAAATATTAAAAAGAAAACCACAACTACCGCTTCCGACCACTCCACGTTAATCACCTACCCCTTACAAATATAAGTATCATCACCCTTTTGTATCCTGTAAATACTGTTTCTGTACGGGTCCAATACCATCACATCGGCCCCGAATATAAGTTTCAGGATGTCACTAAACTTCAGGCGTAGTTTTAGATTCATGGTTTTCCTCCTGCTTTAATTTCAACCCCAAGCGTTCCATGACACCCTCGATTTCATCAATCGACTTTCTATCCATGTTCCTTATTCTCGTTAAATCTTTCAGTGACTTGCTTGTTAATTCATGAACCAAATCTATACCAGCGCGCTTCAAGCAGTTATACGACCTGACTGTTAAATCAAGTTGCTCAATGCTCATTGTCTCAAATTTATCCATACTATCTCCCATCCTTCCTGAGCGACAACCCCATATCTTCCAACTTGTCACTAACCTCTTGGCACGTTGATCTAGTCGAGTTCCTAATCCCGGATAACTGTTTCCAAGATAGTTTTGTCAAATCGCCAACCGTGGCCATCCCCCCTTTTCTCAAGGTGTGGAAAGTGCGTGCTGTAAACCCGCAATCGATGAGCCTTACCGTCAAATCCGTGTTATATCGCTTGTCCATGTTTGCCCTAATTTTATCCATTAGCATTTAGCGGTTCCCCCTTCGTATCTCCTGAAAACGCAAATTCCCGACCACTCAGGGATATCAGAATAGTTTTTCTTTTTACATATTTCTACCCCTTCTTGACTCTCTATTCTAGCGTCGACACACACCCCTTCCATACAGATAAGATTAAAGGTAGCGCTATATACCGGTTCCTTCTTTTTGGATAATTCCAACTTAAAACCACATAGGATATGGGCATAGTCGCTTATTTTACGCAAATCCTTCAAGTTTTGCGTCTGCTTAAACCTACTCGCGTACTTGATAATATTAGCAAGACAAAAGTCCTCCGCTAATCCCTTTGCTATTATCAGGTCCATGGGTTCCAACGCATTCACCGCTTTATAATGTTCGCTGCCCTCAGTTTGGCAGTATTCGCGCCCTGATTTGCGCATTTCGTAGATACTCACGCTTATTCCCCCTTCTCCGTTTTCTTCTGGTCATCCACCCTTGGCAACGCCAAATACCTCTCATTCAGGATTTTCAGCCATTTACGGATGGCGTCGATAGTCACCTTAGGCTCCCTATGACAACCCAACGACACTCATCAATCAATCTATACCAACACCTACCGCTTTGCCCACACTCCCCGCACCGACAGGGGCCGCCCCTACATTCCCTACATTGACACATGATTTAACACCTCAATTCTCATTACATTTTACCTGTTGATCCGAAGCCAGCTGTGCCCCGGTCACTTTCTCCCAACTCATCCACCTGCACAAACTCAGTTTGTAGGTAAGGCACTACGATTATTTGGGCTATGCGCTCTTTTGGGTTAACAACTACATAATTTGAGTCGATTGGATTAAAGACGTTCATCGACATTTCCCCGCGATACGAACTGTCGATAGTGCCTGTTATCGTTAATTTGCCCTCTCCAGATGCCCCTGAACGTGGCTGCAGTAGCCCGACATATCCAGGTGGTATCTCAACGGCAATCCCTGATGGTATTTTGTATAGCTGCCCTGGATGCAATCGTATTGGCGAATCTATTCTTGCCCGAAGGTCTGCTCCTGCATCTTTTGTGTGTTTGCGGTATGGGAGGAATATTGGGTCTGTGGTGTTGAATAGCTTGGTTGAAATGACGGTTAATTTTGGTTCCCATTTTGGATAACCATAGTGCTTATTACATACTCCGCAAGTTTCGGCATGTTGGTTGTAAACGTGTTTACAAGTACTACAATTTTTCATTCCCTTATCACCATCCTGTTGTTGTGCTATTTTTGTGTTGTTGATTTAGTTCTCTTTTTCACTTTTGGGACAAAACCCAAATTACTTATCAGTACTTCCATTCTCTGTTCCGTATCGGCGCAAGGAATCTTATATACCGTTGCGCTAACCACTTGCCTATCATCGATAAATACTATCTTATTCATCCCATCTAATGCGGACTTCAAGTAATTGTCAACATCTCCATCGTTACCCATTAGGGTTGTCTTTCCCGATAAGTAAACCCACACCGTCACGCTAACATTCTCACTTGTCGGATCTCTGCAATGTAGCTTTGCGATAGCCCCGATTGCTTCCTTGTAGGCGAGATACCTCTTAGACGCTTTATTCCACTTGGTTTTCTGCGTCATTCGAACGGCAGGGATAGGGCGACCATGGATAGTTAACTTCATGACTCATCGCCCATAAGCTCAGGATTCTCAAAGGCATTACCGATAATATGCGACACCTTCACCCAATAAGCCAAATCCTTCCTGCTTAATCCTCTGTCGCCTTTCCAGTCAACATAAAATCCAACATGTCCGCCATGCCCGTCATCGTTAAATGGGTTTACATACTCACCAAACCTTACAACGCCACGTGCTTTCCTGTTGAAATGGCCAGGAAAGATGTCTCCCTCGTACACTTCCTGCCCCTCCAGGTATTCCTCGGTTCGCTTGTTGTCGCGTAGGCCAGTGTATTGCATAACCTCAATCGGTTGCCCTTGGTGCCTAAATATCAAACAATCGCCTGGTGTTTGATCGTGAATCATACCTGGTAATAAGTCGTGAGCCTCGTAACCTTTGTGCCATGCCCTGAATTTAATCACTCTTCCACTCATTCAACTTCCTCCTCTTTTTAAGGGGTGGACATTTAGCTCACCCCTATTTATTTACTTAGTTTCCATAATATGTCAAAAGGGAATATCGTCATCTAGGCTTACTTCGTGACCAAATGAGCTTGCAGGTGTTCTTTCTGTTGTGTTGTTGTCGTTTTGTTGGGC